GTGATTGGACAGGGCATGTCAGAGACGGTTCACGGGGACAAGTCATGGTCGAGTTTGGGGACTTCTATTGCCGTTTTGAAACAAGCGCAAATATTGAGCGGGTCAAATTCTCTCTCTTTCCTCTTCCCGGCTATCGTTATGTTCCTTTGATGTACGTATCGGCATACGAAGCTACTGTTCAGAGAAGTACGAACAAGCTATCTTCTGTGGTCAATACAACGGCTGACTACCGAGGCGGTGCAAATCAGGCTGACTGGGACACACTCTCAAAAACGGTTCTCGGAAGACCAGCTACACAAATCAGCCGCACGAATTTCAGAACGTATGCCCGAAACAGAAAAGCGGGCAGCACTAAGTGGAACTGTATGACGTATGACGTTCAAAAGATGCTCTATTGGCTCTTTGTTGTTGAATACGCAACGCTCAACTCTCAAGAGGCTTTCAACACCCAATTGACGGCTGAGGGCTATCGTCAAGGCGGTCTCGGAGACGGGGTTACAACACTTGACAGCGGCAAATGGAACACGTTTAACGGTTATTATCCTTTTATCCCTTGTGGCTATACGGATGAACTCGGAAACGGAACAGGCGAAAAAGAATATACCATGCCCACTGAATATGACGCTTCTTCAAAGAAAGTCAAAGTGTGCCGTTATCGTGGTATCGAAAACCCGTTTGGGCATATTTGGCAGTGGACTGATGGCATCAACGTACGCATTAATCCCGGCTCGAACGGCTTGTCAGAAGTCTTTGTTTGCTCTGACCCCTCAAAATTCAATGACAGTAACTATAACGGATATAGTCATGTTGGGAATGAAGCCCGTGCCGAGGGATATGTTAAAGAAATTATTTTTGGAGAAAGCGGCGAAATCATTCCTGCTCTCGTAGGCGGCGGTTCTACCACATATTTCTGTGACTATCACTATACAAACATCCCTGCTTCGGTGGCTCTCCGTGGTGTCCTGTTCGGCGGTAACGCGAATTCCGGTGCGTCTGCGGGTCTCGCTTCTGCGGCTTCGCATTACGCCCCCTCGGCTACGAATGCGGCCTTCGGTTCTCGCCTTTGCTTT